TTACTTATTCAACAGTGAATCAGCATTGTACCACTTAAAGCCATATCGTCCTTCAACAATACCAACACCATTTGTGCCAGCAGAATAACGGTCAATTGTGCCATAGTTGTAACCAGCCTTGAATTTGACTGTATCACCAACACGGGTTGCACGGTAATTACCTCGGGTCACATTGTCCAAGATGGCCAAAGGAATCCCATTGGTTGTCCATGAGGCGTCTTTACCGCCAGCCAGGTCATAATTAATCGCCTGCCACATGCCATTGACATAAGCAATCTTGTCAACACGGAAGCTCTTATAAGCTGTGAACTTACCACCGGCATTCTTGAATTGTTGAATTGCTGAATTGCTTGAAGATGGCTTGTTCACAACAGGCGCTGAAGGGGTCACATTTGGCACAACAGCATTCTTATCAGTACCAGCTGTAAAGAAGTTGTCATACAAGATTGACACATCAAAACGTCCCAATGAGCTGGCAAACGTCATTGAGCTTGACCATTGCCATGAGTGCTCTGTACTGTAATGCCTCATGTCAGCAGTTGGCACGTATGGATATTGGGCAATCCAGGCTTTTTCACCAGCAGGACTGACACTTGATGAGTAACCACCAGTGTAAGTCGTTGAACGGTAACCATATGCCCGGACACGATTCTCAAACGCTGTTGCAACTGGTTGCATGGCTGAGCCCATTCTGATTTGGTAAGGTTGCTCGATATCAACCGCCAATACAGCGCCAACAGGCAATCCATCGGCCTTAGCCATTCTAACAGCATAATCAGCTTCCTGGATGGCGCCTGCAGTGGTCGTGGCGTGCAAATAATGATAACCGTTGATGTAAACACCGGCCGACTTTGCTGAAGCAATGTTACCTCGTGCAGTGTAATCACTGAACCCAACACCTTCTGAAATCTTGGTGGTGACGGCTTTAAGACCATAATTGTTTCGCATGTACACGAACTCTGGCGCTGTCATTTGGCCATTGTGATTTGACACATCAACCATGTCGACACGTGGCGTGTTTGCAGAAGCTGTATCAGCTGAAACATACCCGATACCGGCAAACGCTAAAAAAGCACCTACTGTGACAAGTGCTCGCTTTAAAATATTCATTTATTCCCCTTCATGCTCCTTCATCCGCTTTACTGCCCATTCGATGGCGTCGTCAATTTGTTTAACAGTAAAAACGTGTGCTTTGTCCAATTTCTCTATCTCCTGAGCCACTTTATTGATGGCCTGGGCCTTTTGCTCAACGCCACCATCAAACTCCTTCTCTGCCCACAGAACAGCTTTATATGCTATCTGCAGGAGGTCGGAAGCTTGTTGGTTGCCCTTGAAGTGGGCGATTAATAATCCGATGAGCATAATTAAAAGTGTTGGAGCAATACCTGACTGCCACAACACTTGCAAAACTGATATGAAATTATCCATTCTCTTTCCTTTCGTGAATCTCGATGGCCTCATCAACCAGTGATTTACCGTTTGTGGAAGTAATTGGTAACTGGATGACACGATTGTACATCGCTTCCCCCGTGCCATTCCCCCCAAGCATTGAATAAGCATTGAACAGGTGTACAAAATTGTCCATTTGGTCAACTGTTAAGTAACCTTGTTCCAATAACTTATCACCTTCCCGGTAAATCTTGTCGTGTAAATCAGCAACTTGAGACTTCTTGACGGTCTCAATCTCATCTTTGATTAAGGCCAATTGTTGCTTATAAGCTTCAATCAGTGGTTCATTGACTTTTTGCATTGACTGCGTTAATTGGTTTTGTTTATATCCGGTGTACCAACGCCATAAGGCTGGCACAAAGGGAATCCCACATATCGCTGTGATTAACGATATGAATTGTATGACGTCATTCATGATGCCCCCGTTATCTCCTTTGTTATACAGCAGGATATGAAGTTACCATCGAATAAGTAACTGTTTTATCTGACGCATTACCTGCCGTCACACCAACTTTACCAGTAGATTTGTGAATCATTAAGTTACCAGAAAAGTCACCTGTTTTCCAAGGGAAGAACAAGTCAACATCTGGTGCTGCTTCGGCAGGTAGTGTAGCCAAATCCTGTCCATTTGTTGCCCCCTGTACTTGGATTAGTTGTACATAAACAACACCATTAAGGATTCTATATCGGTTAGTAACAGCTGACATTCCTGATAATAGTGGGATTGTTTTCCACCCAGTATCCGTTAATGCAGTTCCACCGGCTGTAACAGTACCGGTAAAGGTCTTGTTACCTGTAACAGATTCATTTCCGCTATTGTGTACTACAGAAGCATCTTGTGCCAATGCACCAGAAGTATTAGAAATAATATTAACCCATTTACTATTAGTAGCATCATACTTATCGATATATCCAGCCCCATTGATACGCCAGATACCATCATAACGGATACCTGATTGTTGGCCAGACATAAAGTAAATCCCATTATCAGAAGACAGTATTAGATGTTCTGCATTCATGGTTGTAAAAGGAAGTGCCGTTGTATCCGATGTACCACTTTTAATGGCATTAAATGTTGAATTAATGGACTCACCACCACCAATACCAGTCATCCCATTTCCAGTAATCGTAACACCAGAACCATCTGGTTTACCTGTGTAGTAGGTACCAATTGGATGAGGTTTATTATCACCATAGCTGTCATCGATAACTTCAAGGAAATTAGCACTCGAATTATTAGTTGATACATGTTTGTATAACCATTCTGCTTGAGAAATACCATTAACAGTCAACTTATCACTGAAAGTCTTTGCACCAGCAACAGTCTGGTCACCAGTTGTGTTAACAGTTTTGGTGTAATCAACAACGCCAGTATCTCCCTTAGGTCCTTGTGGGCCAGTATCCCCCTTAACACCTTGAGGACCGGTTTCACCTTTGATACCTTGAGAACCTGATAAATCAGAAATGAAGTTGAACTGCTTACCATTCCAGATATAAAGTTTGGCATTATCAACATCTTCAACATCTGATGAAACCATCACAAAATCTCCATCAGATAAACCGTCTCCAGTCATCTTAGCAACACTTGGGAAGGTTTTAACAATTGAGAAGTCTTTACCAGCAACACCTTGGATTCCTTGCGGACCACGGTCACCTGTATTTCCCTTATCTCCTTTAGGCCCCGTATCACCTTTATCACCTTTGGCAATGGTACTGATGTAGTGATTAACCTTCTCATCAACTGCCTGTATTACATTGTCAAAGGTTATCTGCGGGACAATCGCACCTTCTGTGGCATGTAAGTTTTTATTGATTTTAAAGGTTGCATATCCCTCAGTTGGAAATACTGAAATATCACCATCTGCATCAGTCACCTTAATTTCAAGATAATAAGTATCAGGGGTCAACTGTTGTAATTGGCTATCTTTAAAGTCCAAATCAATTTCAGTTCCGTTACTTACCAAATCAATGTCAAACAAAAAGCCACTGGCATTTGCAATAGTAGCTGTAATCTTTTTATTGGTTAAATCTTGAACAACACCATACTCCCATGCCTGCAATTTCATAATGCCGTTAGTATCAGCAACTTTATTTTGGTCATCGTTTAATTGTTTTAATATCTTTGACATTCACTTCCTCCTTTCTTAAACATAGTAGACAACTTCACCGGATACCCAGTAAAATGCATCTGCGTTGTTAATACTGTCCCAGTTAATTCCAACACTGACTGAAGCCTGATTAACATAGTCAGAATTTTGGTGGTCGATGTCGAATGAGCCCAGCGTAATGTTTGAGGCAGTACGCAACACAGCTGGTGACCATACCTCAGAATTAGGACTTGCCCAGTCTGGAAGTTTGGCAATGATTGTGTGATGAGTTCGGTCACCACCATAAATGCTGAAACGAACCAAGATTTTACCTGGGGCAATCTCAGTCACGTATGAATACAAGGCTGTTTGACCTGAGTTATTCTTCCAGCCATTTTGTAATGTCAATTCGGCGTATCGTAACTCACCAGATAGGCTGTTGGTTGTGATGAAATCAACACCCATGGCTAACAATGCATCACGCTTTGAGTCATCTGCTGTCGTCCATGCCCCAACTTTCAAGCCAGCATCATGTGCCAATTGCACGTTACGAGCATTGAAGTTTGTGTTCGTGTAATCAGCATCAATTCCTGAATTAACCCCCAAGGCAGAAGCTTGGTCGATTAAATCTTGCGTAAAATCACTGGTTAAGTAAGATACTTCCACCAATGGCAGGCGCTTCTTAACCTCAACCAATGAGTTGTAATCGAATGAAATGAACATCATTTCCTTTTCAACGTTAAACTTCTTGATAATTGCCACCAAACTGTCATAAGAAGCTGAGGTGTAATTATCAGTGCTGTCCTTCTTAATCTCGATGACAGGAGTTAAACGCTTATCCTTAGCAACTGTCAAAGCCTCTTCCAATGATGGAATAACCAATTCAGATGCTGTGTATCGAGAAGCAGAATTTCCCTTGCTGATTGGGATATTGCGCAATTGGTCGAAGGTATAACTTGAAATGGCACCAGTTTTTGCGGTCATACGGTCAATGTTCCCATCATGCATAACCACCCATCGTCCATCTGATGTTTGGTGAATGTCAATTTCAAATCCTGAGTGGTTATTCACTTTCTTTAATGCGGGCAATGAGTTCTCGGGGGCAATCGCTTGCGCACCTCGATGTGCAAAGAAACGAGCTCCTCGCCTAAAGGCTTCATGACCCAATGCCTCTGCGTATGAGTGTCCTGCAAAGCTATCACTGTCACCTGCACTCTTAGCTTTATCAGCTGTACCGTGCAAGTCTGCTGTGATACCACCTTTAACGGTTAATGACTTGCTGAAAGTGTTATCGCTGTTCAGCAGAGCCACTTGGTTATTGTTTACGGCGTCCGTTAATGACTTAACCTTAGCGTCTAACGTATCGTAATAAGCTTTTGCATCATCAATTTTAATTTCAACATCATTAATTAACTTATCTACGCTTGATAAGTAATCTTGTGAAGCATTTGCTGAGATAATAATGCCATTTTCAAAGACTGTAAAAGTAATAGGAATGGCCGTAATCTTAACGCCTTGGTCATCCACTACTGCCAGATAAGCCTCTTGCATATCGCCAGAAGCTTGATAAATTTCTGCAGGAATAATTAAATTAAATAACCCACCTTCATCAGAAATTCGCTCGTTAATGCCATGAATGACTTTAATTTTGCCAGCTGAGTCCTTTACTTCTAAATTCACATCTTGACCAGTTAAGTTATGTGGCAAATTACCATCTTTAATTGCAAAGTAAACGATACGGCCATTGTCACCTTGACGACCACTTAACTCATCAATCAACGTGGCATCCATCTTTGTTAAGGTGGTGTCGATTATTGTGTATCGGCCTTGCTTTTCTGCTTGTGCCATTATTTGTCCTCCATAAATCCGTTTAATTTAAATATTTCTGTTAACTTGTTGATAGCTGTTTCAAACTCATTCAACTTTGCATCATATGAGTCCAATACTGCTGAAACGCCTGATTCATTAATACTGAAAAAGCTAACTCCAACAGGTTTATCACCCATCAAGTCCACCAGCTTATATTGACCACTTATCCGCACCAGATAATTGATGTTATTTTTGAGCAAATAAAAAGCATTCTCGATATTCAAGAACGCCACATCATTGTATTCTGTTGGGGTCAATAAGCTTTGTGTATCTGGTACGCTATCGATTAAAGCCATCTTTTGTAAAGCTGTAAACAGGGCTTGTGTATTAACACTGCCTGCATTTAATCGGGTTGTTACGCTATTAAGTGTTGCCAATTTTATACCACCTCCTTTGCATTCAAGACACCTTTATCATCAACTGTAATGGTAAATTTCTTGCCACCAGGGCTGGTCAATATCAAAGCATTTGCAATTAAACTATCCACTTGCTTTTTGGTGTAAATGTCTGATTTTAAAGCCAAATCAGGTTTACCTGTAATAGCCTGCCAGTGGGTATAGGCATACGCTTTACGGCCGTTACTATCACTGTATTGAACAATCGGTGTCTTGGTACTTGGTGAAGGGTCATCTGGCTCATCAGAAGTAACATAAGATTGCCAATCATCACTGTCACCATAAAATAAATCAAGGTCCAAATTACCATCATACCCAGATAAACTTCCATATGCTGTGTATTGGCGGATAACAGGCTTACCAAAGCTCCCCCATGCAATACCATCTTCCCAAGGTTCTGATTGATAACCTGTTTGAGCGGTCGATGCATACTGTGCACCCCATAAGTCATACTCGTTTGATACTGTGGACCAATCATACTGATTAACCACACTTTTTGAGGTATAAAGCAATGGCCGTATTCCAGTAGCTTGGTAAACGGTGTCAAGAAATGTCTTGGCATAACTTGGACCAAAGGCAACCACTTCACCCTCAAAGTCGAGTACCAGAATAGCTTTACCAATGTATCCTTTGATGTTGTTCAAGAAATAATTGGCCTCATCAACAGCTCCTTCACCTGTGGCATAATGATAAACACCAATGAGCTTATTTAACTTAATGGCTTGTTGTATCTGCTTATCTGCAACTGGTGAGACATATTCCTTACCTTCTGTTGTTTTAACAATAACAAAGTCACTTTCAACAGCTGATAAGTCAATATCAGGTTGCCAATTACTGATGTCAATTCCGTTTAATGACATATCTTTACACCTCCCCAATTACCCACATTGGCATGGATGATTTACCACTGGCTTGTTTCAAATCTTCTGATTTAACACGCTGGGCATCCAAGAAATTACTGCGATTGTTGTTCAATGTGACCTGTACAGCTGTGGTTGCTAAAGGCATGGTGACTACTGAAACAACTTCGACTGCTGTTGATAGTGCTGAATCTGGTAACAGAACATGCCATTGTTCACCAATTGCCACTCCATCATTTTCTGTCGACACAACCGTTATTGAAATGGTTGGTTCCAAGATAAATGATTGAGAAGCCAATGTCTTCATCGCGTTTGTATCAGTAATTGAATCAGACTCGACACGTGCTCCATCATGAACACCCCATTTACTGATTGAGTCATTATCTTGGACAATAAAAGGACTAAAGGCAGGTGTCTCAGCAGTTGACACAGCTTGTACACGATTAACCATCGTCGAACTGTCATATTGTAACTGCATTGATGACGTATCATGGCGATATCGGAAGGCTTTATAAGTCTTCTTGACGTATGATTTTTCATCATAAAGATTAATGGTCATGTTATCCGGCACAATGGCATACACATTAAAAGCATCCTTTAATGTTGATAACCCTTCAACAACTGAGGTATTACCAAAATCAGTCAGTGTCTTTGAGCTGTTAAACGTCCCATTAATACGATAAGAATACCCGCCAGATACGCCGTTAAACAAGAATTTTAACGCTTGTGTCAAGGTAAAACTGTTATCACCAGTCTTCACATTAAACTGAAAAATGTTGTTCAATTGATAAAAGATATGCATGGCTGTAACCGTGATAGTATGTTTGCCATCTGTATTATCATCGGTCACCTGTTTAATGACATACTTTTGACCATCATAAATGACAATGTTTTCAACCGTTAACAGATTAAAGCCAACACTGCCATCATCATTTGCGGTGAAATCCAGTTGATAAGCTTCATTCTTGGTAATGGTCAATTGAAAGGTACTGAAATCCAATCCAGATAGTACTTGCGTGGTTTTACCATCATGAGATTGGATAATAACCTTATTCTTTGCGTATGTTGTCATTTAAAAGTACAAGAATGGAAAACTGAAAGTGACTTTTGCATTCGATAAACCACTTAATCGGATATCATTGTCGCCTTGTTCCAGTTTTATATTGCCAAAGTCTGTATCGACTTGGGTATTACCATTAATACTTGGAATAACCCCATCCAGCTTAAAGGTCTGCCCGCTTGCCAACGAACTGTTAACCTTGATACTGGTGTTATTGGTTGCATTGGTCAATGTGAATGAAGACCCTACGCCAGTTACAGTGATAATTAAATCATGATGCTGAATGTAAGGGTCAATGGCCACATCGCTGGGGTTATAAATGTTAAATCGCTCATTTTTACCAACGTAAGATAAATCCTTGGCAGGTAAATTCATACCATAAGCCAGCTGTGAAGCTTCTGCAGGCAACTCATCGGAACGAACGATTGATTGCGCCATACCGCTTGGGTTGGTAAAAGTTAAACTAACAGCACCCCATGAGCTTCCTTCTGCTGGCGTAATATCAACCGGATTGGCAACCACCCAATAACAGCGTCCAGGCTCCAATGTACTGCGTAATCGAATGAATTGACGTTGATAAAAGATACGTTGTAACTCATTCTTGGCAATCCTAAAGGCAGACATGGTCTCTGCTCGAATCAGCAAAGATAAGGTGACTGTCGTGGCACCATAAGTCAAAGTATTCAGCTGTTGACCATCAGAACCTGGGACAGTTAACCAATCACCATTAATTTGTGGCGCTTGGGAAGTAAGATTTAAGAACTCGACTGAAGGCAATCGGTTCTTTAAATCAAATTCATTTTGATTATACGGTTGAATGTATAACTTCCTCATTTGAAATTCCTTTCTTAAATTGCTTGGTAATTATGAGCTGATTGACGGTTTGCCATTTGATTCAACAGACCATCGATGCCCACACCACCTTTTTGTTGTGATAATGCCTTAAGTTGTTCTTGATTAACACCAAGTAACAAGCTCACAATTGAGACCAGGTTATCGACTGATTGCTCCAAGTGAGTTAAATCAGCTGATTCTGTTACCTGTGGTTGACCATTACCATTGATACGTTGGTTGGCCTCGGTCAATAATTGGTTGGCACGTGACTTCTTTTCAGAAGCTAAAGGAATGACCATTTCTGGTTTATTCTCTTCTGCCACTCGGATAATTGAATCCTGATTGATAATGCCACCGTTAGCGTACCAATTATGCGATTTCCACCACTTGTAAGCGCCATTGATACCGCCATAACGGCCATTGACGTATGATTTCATCCACTTCAATTGCGTAATTGGGTTGGTCATGTAATCAGAACCAAATGAAGCCATCTTTGAAGGTGGTAATGCTTGCCCAATACCATAAGCTGAACTGCTTGGGTTTTGCGCACGTGGATTCCAACCAGATTCATGGTTAATAATGAAGTTCCACTTGTCGAAATTACCAGTGATACCGGCTTGCTTTAACCAGTTCTTGTGACCACCTGAAGGAAGTGCTTGAGTACCACTACCAGGTTCACCACTGTCAGCATTCAAAGGCGCGATAAACTTTGATATCCATTTCATCATGCCACCGGTTTGCTTCTTAATCAGCTTTGCCAATGGTGAATCAGCCTTAACTTCTGTGGTGTTATCTCCTCCACCAAGACCAAAGTCCAGGAAGGTTGTGGCACCAGAAGCGTTACGTCCATGGTATTGATGGTATGCATGGTTACCATTCCAGTTGTATTCCTCACCAGAAATCTTATTACCCTGTACACCTGTGACCATCGCAACGTGATTACCAAATTCGGAACCATTTGAATAAACAGCAACAGAACCAACCTTTGGCTTACTCATATGAGGGACCTTGGCATTGACCCAGTCACGCCCATTTCCAAGGTGACTAAACTCTCCAGCTGGAACACCTAAATTGGCCAAACGTGAAGCAACAAAGGAAACACATTCTTTAAAGAAGTATCCCCAAGGGTCTCCATTACCTGAATCAGGGGCACGGTCTTTAAAGCGATAATCGTCACCCTTCATGCCTCCATCAGCACCAGCATTTGATGAGTCAGAAGCCATGTTCCATAAGGTCTTCCACCAGTCCTTGGCTTGGCCTTTAACCTTCTTAAAGAAGCCCGAACCAAAGTCCTTGTAAACTGCATCCAGACTATCAGTTTTAAGACCCATCTTACCCTCAAGAGTCTTAACCGGGTGAGTAACAGCGTTGGTAATGAAACTCAACATTGAAGTGAACTTCTTAACGCCATTCTTTAAGCCGTCCCAGGCATTTCCTGCAACTGAAGTTACACCGCCCCACAGACGTGACCAGAAACCAGTTCCGCCAGCAAAGTGAGTCGGTATCATGCCCATCATCATGGCTGTTTCAGTGGCGTTCAATACTTCTGTACCAGGCGTCAAAATACGTTGGGTGTTACGTCCTTCAACCAGTTCTGATTGGCCATTAGGGTGTATCAACATCTCACGGTTGCCAGTTTCAGGGCTGTCATTACCATCGTTCAATACAGCCAATGTTGGCTTTGTAATGGCCTTACGTGCTCCATTTAAAGCACCAGTACCTTCAGCGAACTTAACCTTAGGTATCTTACCAATGGCACTCTTTGGCCCACCAAAGTCATGAATCAGGCTGTTAATTCCTGAAATACCAGCATTTGGGATACCAATAACGGCATTAATACCGTCACCAGCCAATTGTTTCATGCCTTCCCACATGCTCTTAAAGCCAGTTTTTACACCGTCCCATGTATTTGAGAAGCCTTTACCAATCTTACCCAGTACATCATCCAGAGTATTCTTGATTGACCAAATCGCATCATGACCAATCTTCTTCATGCCACCCCATATGTCACCAAAGAAGTTCTTGATACCATTCCATGACTTCACAAAGGCTTTACTGATTGAGTTGGAAATATTTCCCAGTGTCTTAAACAGTCCCTTATAGAAGTTTGCAACCCGGTTCACCATGTCTTTGAATGTATTAATGACATTCTTGCCCATGTTCTTAAAGAAGTTAATGACGCTCTTTACAAGGTTATTAACCGCCTTACGGAACTTGGCATTATGCTTGTAAACCAGCGCAAAGGCACCAGCAAACGGATTGACGATGAACAGAAGTAACTCTTTCCAGTCCTTCTTAACAAACTTCAATACTGCCTTAAAGAAGCCCATGACCTTGTTATAGGCTTTACCAAACCATTTACCGATTCCCTTAAAGAACTCTTGTGCTGATTTAACCAGACCATTAACAAAATTTCGGAACTTCTTATTGTGATTGTACAAGGTTGTTAAAGCAACCACAGTGGCTGTAATACCAGCGATAAGTAAGATAAGTGGGTTAGCTTTCAAGAAGTTAAAGGCCAGTTTGATACCATTACCGGTAACTTTGGCAGTCTTTACCAGTCCAGCCATTGCCACTTTGTATGCCTTTGTGGCAACAGAAGCTGTCCATTTCAAAGCTTTACTGATTGCCTTGTGAGTGGTTGAACCAAACTTCTTAAGGGCAGACATACTCTTTGTGAAGGCCTTAGTTGATACAGAAGCTCCCCAATGCAAAGCACCTTTAATCTTGCCACCAGTGGCTTTGGCAACGTCTACCAGCTTACCCATGGCACTCTTAGCTTTGTCAGCAACAAATGAAGCTTTACCTTTAACGTTTAACTTGCCTGCGTGCTTGCTAAAGAACTCAGCTGTTTTTGAGAAGGCATCCTTGGTCTTACCCAGGGCACTACCTAACTTGGACAATCCACTGACAGATTTTGCAACAAATCTTACAGCCAGAATTGTACCCAGAATGTCGACAATTAACTTACCATGAGTGCTGATAAATTCGACAATTGGCGTTAATGCTTTGGCAATCTTAGGCAGATTATCAACTGCCGTTTGTACCATGTCCGCAATGGCCTCTTGCAGAGGTTTCATCGCTTTCTTAAACTTCTTTGTCTCACCAGTCGACATTGAAACAGAGCTGATTGAGGCTTCTGCAGAACGCTTTAGCAACTCAAACGGATTGGACTCTTTTAACTGCTTTGATGTTTTATCAGCGGTACCTTTAACATCGTCAAAACCTTTATTTGTCTTACCAAGCGATTCAATAACCTTAAGTGAATTATCTTCACCCAAAGCAGACCACAGATTTGAAGCAATTGTTGCTTCCTTCTGCTTATCGGTCATCTTACCCATTTCACCAGTGATTTGCTTAAACATATCACCAGCAGAAACTTTTCCATCCTTATAGCCCTTGAACATGTCCTGGGACTTCTTTGAGAAGGATTTAATCGCCTCATCCATTCGTCCATCATTAAGACTAATCTGGAACTCTTTTGTAAAATCTAATAGCTTATCGCCGTTATATGCCCCTGATTTAACACCATTATCAATAAGTGCCATTGTGTCACTAATTGATAGCCCCATCTGTCCCAATACTTGAGAATACTCGGCCATGTTATCTGAAACATCACCAGCTTGGTCATCACCCATCTTTTGAAGTTGGGTCATGTTATCAAAGTATTCTTTGTAACTGATATGCCAATTGCGGGTTGCTTTATCAGCACCAGCCATGACCTCTTCTGTATCAGCACCAGATAACTTGGCATACGTTGAAACAAGCTTTGTATCCTCTGCCAATTGCTTGACTGAGGCATGTGGATTTAACTGGGCAATCTTGCTGTAAGTCTCTTGCAAGTCGTCCATACTTTCGCCATAACCTTGCGCATACAAGGCGTTAACTGCTTTAATGGATTCCTTCGACTTGCTATAACCCAGCGTTGTCTTGGCCTGTAATTCATTAACCTGTGATTGGGCATCATATGCCTCTGAAATAGCTTTACCAACGGCACCAAGAACGGCTGTGGCAGTCGCTCCCATGGCAACAAGTGCTTCTTTTGATTTACCAATCTTACCTTTGAAGCCGTCCATCTTGTTACCAGCTTCGTCAGCACCTTTGTTCTTACCAAAGGCAGATTGTTGCCCATCCAATTCAGCCAGTTTGCTTTTACCGTTAGCAATTGCAGTGGCTGTCTTGTCCATGGCAATCTTTTGTTTACTGATTGAGTCAGCAGAAGCTTCACCAGATGCTTCCAGGCGTTTTAATTCCTGATTCTGGGCTTCATACAGCTTTGTTTGCTTCTCAAGGGTCGTTGCATAACCCTTACGACGTGCTTCATTAGCCTCAACCTGTTTACCTTCAGCTTCTAATCGCTGGACATGTGCATCTGTCTCACGGTTATTTTGCTGTATCTCCTTGGTCAGCTGATTAATACCAGTCGATTGGCGTTGATAAGCCTGCTCCGCACGTTCTTGTTGCTTTGTTAAGCTGGTTAACTTGGCTTCAGCTTTCGCGATATCACGGCCGTACGCATCATAAATCTTTGAACCTTCCTCAGTTTCACGTGATACTTTGGATTGCTCTTCACGCATTTGGTTCAATACAGCCTTTTGTTTATCAACTGCATCGGTTAACCCTTTGTACTTGGTCTCAGAAGCGCCCAGGTCATCACCGTTACGCTTCATCTGGGACTCCATCTGCTTCCACTCATTTGTGGCACCAGCTACAGCGTGTTCCAACTCAGCGATTGACTTCACAGCGCCAGACGTATTAACGCCAATACCGGTCGCAATGTTATTCGCTTTAATATCTTTTCCCATTTAAACTTTTATCCCCCTTTCATAACATAAATTGCTTTGCCAAATCAGCTGGGTCAATCATCTTATTGTTTTCATCGGCACTGAGTACTTCCATGAGTTCTGAATAATCGGTGTTATCGATATCATCAAGTGACCAATGCAACTGTTGCAAAGCGTCCTTCTCAAACAACCGCATATCCATTAAGCGGTTATTGAAGGTAATTACTCGGCTTCTGGGGTTACTAAACCCTCATCAGACTCTTCTTCACCTGATAAAGCCTTCTTGATATCAGCATCATCCATGCCCATGATTTTCATGGCGATGTATTGGGCAATGTTAATTACTTCTTGTTGTTCTAAATCTTCAAGTGCTTCACGTTGCTTGTCTGTTAAATGAAGCATCGTGTCGATGTAATCAATTAACTTTTCAATCATGTCGGCCATGGCGTCAAATACTTCAATACCTTGGTTATCTTCTGTAAGAGTCTCCATTTGAGCCATTTCCTTTTGGAAGATATATGTCTTCTTGAGGTTCTTTACTGAGCCTTTTACTTCAAAGGGTTTCTTTGCCAATTGTTCTACTTTAATGTTCATGCTGATTTCCTTTCAATTGCATATGCATAAAAAAAGGGAGTCCACCTGTCTTATTAACAAGTGAACCCCCGTTCAGTTATTGGGCTTCTCACCCCATTTGAATCATCTTATTCAGCTGTGATTGTCGCTGTAGTAGGTGTTACGCTGGTGTTACTCACCTTAGGCGTTACTCGGTGTAGCTGAGTATCCACCCATGACTTCTGCCAACATCTCTTCCTTCTTAAATCCTTCGTCTCCAGAGTAGAAGATTTTGATACCTTGGCCGTTCCAACGGTCGTCACCAAATGATTGGTATGTCAAAGTATCGTTTTGACGAACTTCAGTATTCGTATCAGTTTGAACATTGACACCAGTTTCAATAACTTGACCATTTGAGAAGGCATAAAAGAATGAGTTCTTGCGGTCAAGTGACTCTGATTCAACTAACAAGGCAACACGTGGCAAATCCATTGATTGAACATAACCACCCTTGCCATCTGATTCACGTCCCAAAATCTTTGACTTAATGTCAAATGGTAAGTTGTTCCAAACTCCAGCAACTGAAGGGAATGACTTTGACTTCAATGTATCAACTTGACCATTGTCTCCATATTGAGCTGCTCCAGCCGTTGCAATGTTAGTAATGTTGGCCGATACAGTACCTAAATCGCGTGAATTTGATGTGTACAATCCGTCAGCAGATAAACCTGCATCACCAGTAATAATCTTTCCTGTTTCTTTATCAATAAGCGCCAAATATGTGTGCTTTAATCCTACTTGAGCCATTTAATTAATTCCTTTCAAAATAAAAAGGGGCTTAGATTCCATTGTCGTATCCAAGCTCCTCAAGAGTAAATTCGTTGTTTATACTTATAATTTTTATTGTTTGTTGGACATCCGTATTGGATAAATCCAAGTAACGTGGTTGGCTGTAGCCAATTACCCAGCCTGCTTGTTCCAAGGCTTTCATTAACTTAATTTCCACCAGAAGCATATCTGTATCCAACTCAGTTCCGTAAAAGAGTTGTACATCCACTCCAACTCGCATGGTATTAAAGGTCATATCACCTTGAGCCCCAATATCTGATTGAGTTTCTTTAATTAACACCTGTGTGGTTGCGTAATCCTCGATGTACTCTCCCGGAATTGAATCAGTAAATACTTGGAAATCAGGGAAGGTCTTTTGCACCACGTCTTTAATCATGTTCACTGGTGTCATTTGTTAATCCTATCCACAATCTTTTTATATTCCAATGCTTCAGCTTCTGCCATCTTCTCTTGAACACGCGGGTCTTCTCGTAACTTGGCAACCATGTTATCACCATTAATCGCAACCTGTCCTGGATGCTTATAATTGTAACCACGCTTGCTGTACATCGGGAACCTTGTACCATTCTCAATAAAGTTGGCAATATAAGCACGTTCCTCACCAAATCCAACCGTACTTGAACCATCTTTCTTACCATCAACATTAGTGTTTTGGGTAATAACTGAATCTGCCAGATGTGGTGATTCACCGGTTTGACGGTTAACATAATGAGCTTGTTTGTACTTCTTGGCCAACTCATCCGCAAATACATCAGCGCCTGCTTTTGTAATCTTGGCCTTGTCCTTTACTGATAAGTTGGTGGATACATCCTTTGCCTGGTCGACAATCTGCTGTAAAGCCTGCTCAAAGCTAAACTCTGCCATTTGCTATGCCCTCCGTTTCAATGTTATGAAGTCATACGTTATTTTGGAGTTACTTTCGTCTGGGCTATATTCAGAGACGTCATACTTAACATCATCAATCTGTACCATCGGATAACCTTCTGTTGAGGCATGATGGCGGGTGACGATAACCTTAGTATTTTCCAATCTTGTACCAATCAATTGATACTGTTGATGCAATGTCCTTGTCTTAGGGGCGTACCACAGTGAGACTTTTGGGACAAACTGCTTTGAGATTGCGCCAGTATGCTCATTTTTGACTGATTCATATGTGCCAAATTGGGCTTTACGGTTAAAATCAGAAGGTTTAAATGTTGCCATTCGATACCTCCGCATTCCAATCAACAATGCCTGTAATTTGTTGCAAAAGAATCATTTGACCATGTGATAAACCATCAGATAAGGCTGGGTCGTAATACATAGACTGTGCCACAGAGGCAACCAACCGGTTAAACTGAGGAGCAACCTTTAAGACTGCTTCTGCGGTTAAATCATTGGCAATTGAAGATAATACAAGGCTACTCGCATCATTAATCGCATTGGTTAATGACTTAATCTCTTCCTCTGTTTGGTCGATATGAAGCTCATCTGCAAGCTCCTCAGGTGTTATTAATCCCATGGCGGTTACCTCCTTTCATTAGCCCTCTGCTGGAACAGTTGTGGTGGTCGTCGTTGGCTCAACTGGCTTGACCGTTGATGTGGTCGTCGTGGCCGGAACAGTTGATGTGGTTGTCGTAACTGGCAACTTATCGGTGTGGAATGACAATGCTGTCTTTGCTGATTCGCCTGCATACGTTAATGCATAATTGTCGTATTGGGTGTCAGGAGTTAAGCCAGCAATCTCAATTGGTGAATCAACACCAGATTGAACAACCTTGTTATCTTGATATAAATCAAACTTTGCCATTTATTCCTCCTTATTCAGCTTCAATACTTGCCGTTGTGGCAGTGTGAGTTACTTTACTCACCTTTGGGCTATTAGTTACTCGCTGAAAAGGTAAGGAACTTTCCGGCTTGGTCGTCAGCAACTTGGAAATCTGCACGCATTGCAACCGCCAATTTCTTAGCGAACACATCATCATCAATCCATGAAACCGTTAGCTCGGCACGGATTGGCTCTAGTACAAAGGCCTTTACATCACCAACAAAGGCATGTGCTTCACCAGCTTTACCCAAAACATCATCAGAAACAATCACAACTGGGGCACCAAGTAATTGCTTACCTGATGGGGCTGTGATTGAATCTTGCAATAGGTAACGGCCATCAGCGTCCTTCAACTTGTCAATTTCTGCGTACAATGTTTCGCTGACAACAAACATTTTGTTATAATTTGACAAATCATGATTAAACGCATCCTTGATACCGTCAACATCTGATACAGCTACAGGAGTAGCCTTTTGCAAAACTTCACCAATCTTGTATTGCTCAGTTAAGTTCTTAGCTTCAGCAACATAAGTTGAGACAAGCGTGTTAATTTCTGGATTATCTTGACTCATTTCCCAACTGATTGGAAGCACGCCCCTCATCGTCTTAGCCTTGTAATCAACTTCTTTCAATTGCAATTTGTCAATTTCTGGATTTTGTGCCAACTCTTCTGCAGTTGCTAAACGTGCAGTGTTCTTGGCCAATACTGGCAGTGCACCAACACCAGAAGTTACGTTTACACGGTTAACATAAGTTGATAATTGTGTTGCGTCCGTTGGTACCTTTTGGATGTCCAAGATTTCCTTAGGGATAATCACTTGACCATCAACAGTAGAAACTCCGTCACGTACTTCACCAGTCTTTAAGAATGCTTCAAAGGCATCCATGTTATCAGCAATTTTTGCTTGCATGTTATTAATTCCTTCCATATTTCCTGAGCGTTGCTCTTCCTTCTTATCGTCTTTAGCTGAGTTGATTTCCTCATCGTCTGAAGCTTCTGCATCTCCTGCATCAGCAGAGTCATCGGGAATTTCATCATCATCACGCTTCTCTTCGTCTGCAGATGGCTTTACAGGCTCCTCTTGTGGCTTCTCAGCATCTTTTGGAGCTTCCTCGGGTAAATCTTCACCTTCGAGGTTTAAAGCCTCTGTGATGGTCTCAATTTGCTTAGATAAGGCTTCAATTTCAGCCTTAAGTTGCTTTACTCCATCCATACCAGCTTGGACATCTTCTACTTTTGTAGCATCATCCTCAGCGCCAGCACGAACTTCTTCAATCTTTGAATTAAGAGCCACCTTTTTATCGGCCAACTCTTGATTCAAATGTTCAATCTTTGACATTGCTCATCCTTTCCTGTAATCAAAAAGGACATGAAATTAATCCATGTCCTCGTATGTTTCCAATGCAATCAGCATCTTCTGTTTAATTATTTGTGCTTCAGTAAACTCTTTAAATGAGCGAGTCACCTCAACACTGGTATCATCGTAAGCTGGTACACTCACAATTGAGATTTCACGCATGGTGGCAATTTTAGAAATTACTCGGGTCGCTGTCCCATTGATATTTTTCCAATGCTCACCATTTGGCGCCACCGTAAATCTGAATGATAAACCTTTAAGATTGCCATTTTTGATTTGCGTGTATACATCATGTCCAAGCGTTGTATCGGGTATCTGCAGTACGAAATGTAATCCCTTTTTATCAGCATTCAATTTCAATGTCCCTGCATCAACTCGACCCAGCACATTAGCAAAGTCATGGTTAAATAAGGCCAATGTCTTACTTGTATCAACACCATCCAAGGCACCTGATTCAATAATCTCAGTAAATGGCAAATTGGTTGATGGTGTATCCCAGATAATTGCATATCCTGCAACTTCACCGATAAAGCCAGCTTGTTGTGATTGACGTAACTCAGCATTGTCCAGCTCAATGGCTCTGTATTCTGTTTCCATTAAATCAAACCTCGTGAGCTTAATAAATGATGAGCCTCTTCTGGAGCAACAATCCCTTTATCAACCAGGTTAATGAGGTTAGTCATTAACTGTTGGCCTGAATAATCAGTAATTGACTGCATATCAATTTCAATACCACCACCCAACTTGTGGTTCAACTCGGCAAGTAATGGCTCGATATAACGATTAAGACCGTTCACATACATGGATGTAATCATATCCAATGAAGATTGTTGGTCACCGGTTCCGTTCAAATAAGAATCAGGCACGCCAAATACTTTTGATATCTGAGTACGTCCCCAGTCAATGCTGGTCAGGTATTGAGCAACATCAGCGTTAATTGATACTGTGCTGAATGAGGCTGTTTCATCAAGAATGATTGTCCGTCCGACATTATCACCTGAATTTGATTTTTCAAATTTCTTACGTACCGCTTCTTTGGTATCTTCATTCATTTGACCTGCTTCAGGTAACTTCAAAAGGCCTGTTGGACTAATAGCATTTGTCATTGTCGACAAAGATAATTTGTTTGCCTGTTGCTGACGCTGTAACTCAGGGGTTAATGACTCAAGTGGTGAATGTCCCAGTAAACTTTCGATGTACGATGTCCCATACGCCATTACACGTGTGTGTAAAATGTCTGCCTGTGGGAATACACCAGATATGTTTGAATCGTTGATTTGATACGTAATAACACATGTCTTATCGTCTTGGTCAATCGTTACAGATGCCGGATTAACAGGTGTCAATGATACAGGCACGCCTTGCTTACGTTGAATAACTGCAATGGCATTACCTGATAACAACAGGTTCAATAAGTATGTTTGCCAAAAGGTATAACCGGGCACGTCTTCGTTTGGTTGATTCAACATCTCAATCATTGGACTATTACCTTTGAACTTGGCACCAGCAATGTCTGAGCTGATTAAACTGGTAACAGCATATAAGTCGCTGTTCTTTAACGCTACAGAAGCATCAACCAGGTGATTGGGATTGGCGGTTCCATTGGTAATGATAAAAGGCATCATTGAACCTGCATCAACAGACATACTTGAACGGGTTTCACCAAGATTAAATAAGTTATCCATTAACCCCATTATTGTTCACCCTTAAGCTGTTTAATCGCTTGACCAAATATCAGACCCATGAAGATTGCTGATAAACCGGCAAAGATTAAGCCGATAATCGTTGACCAAAAGAATAAGCCCACATCAATGACCACCAAACCAGCTACAAACAGCGTGATTGGTAACCATGATAAAAACTTCAACATGTATAAGCTCTCCTTTCTGTAATTTTTGTAATTGCCTTACATAAAAGATAACGTTTGATGATTCCAACTTATTGAACAACATGTTTAATATTAAACAATTTGTCTGTTATTTAACAACGTGTCCGATTAATGGCATAAAAAAAAAGAGCCTCCTCAATTAAGAGAAAGCTCAAATACTTACCTATTCTTGTTCTTCCATTTGTTTAAGGACATCTTTACGTGACACAGTTTCTGTTGTGGTCTGCAGTGTTCTAACAGCCTCTTCATAATCTTCCATGTCTTCTTTATTCATTCCCATAACTGTCACCTCGTATTAACCATAATACCTTAAAATGAGATGTTTTGATAATACTCGTCAATGGCCTCTGGGGACATACCATCGAACATTGATTTCTTTTTCAGTGGTTCAATATTAGTGAAGTTCTCAAAGTAATACATACCTTCGTATAAGGCATCCACAATTGCATCAACACAGTCAATTTTGCTGGTATTTTTGGCCTTGTTTATCTTATAACCTGAAGGATTACCCACAGTAATGGCGTTCGATAATCCTACTTGCAATATCTCATCATCAAAGGTGGTTATTTGACCACGGATAATGCCGTCCCTAAGAAAAGATGTTGGCTCATACAGCTGGGGTATTACCTGCTTAACTGGTATTGTCATAATCTCAGGGAATACTTCGTCCAATTGAGCAACGAACGCCTTTGAGTTCCACGCATCGAATAGCAACGCTTGGACATCCAATTGATGTAATTCAATAAACTCTGCAAGCCACCAGAAGACTTGCTCTTGATTAATCTGGCCATAAGGGTCTGTGCTGATTGTTGCATATCCCAGCTCCTCAGAGTGCTCATAATTAATGGCATCCTGTTTCATTTTCGATTGGATTGACCCTGCTCGTTCCCATGGTATAAAGCTGTGGTTGAGCAGATGGAACTTATGGACACCATTGTCATCTGTATAAGGGAATACAAAGCCGACACTGAAATCATCATTGACTGCTGAGAAGTCCATGCCGATATAAACGGTTCGGCCATCAATATTAAAGTCCTCTGTTGGTATCACAGTTGCTTCAATCTGTTGAGCCGTTAAGAAGGCATCATCCTTGGCGTTAACGAAACGGTTTAAATTCTTGGTGATAAAGTCGTTACGCTTACCAGTGGCAATTAACTCATCACGTTCTGCAATAAGTTTTGTCGTGGCAGACTGCTTCATTTCAGGTAACTCAAATAATGGATTGCTTTTAATCCACATGTCGGGTTCATATATCTCATCATCACTGTCCTGTTGCCAGAAGAGGAATAAGATGTTATCCATGTCTGAATAATGTTCATCCTCAAACAGCTTGCTGAATCGCTTATAATCGCCATACATCGGTGACCGTAAATCCACTCCTGCTGTACTGATAAAGATGGTCTGTGAATAAGGCATGAATGCTTGACCAGATGTAATTGAGTTGATAAAGTCACGATTCTTGAATAGGTGATATTCATCCACAATACAATAGCTGAAATGCCCCAAACCATCGGATGTGGTGGTACTTGAATCAGATAACTTTTTCATGGTGGTTGCCTGTGAAGGTATCGTCATTTGAATCTTATTATCTTCAACTTTTAATCGCTTCTGGACACTGCTGAATGAATCTGCCTTTAATGCTTCCCATTGTGAACGCATGTACCCATATAAGGCATTTGCGTGTGATTGGTCAGCACTGGCAACAGCCAGTTGACGGTTATGACTTGGCATACCAAACAGGAAATTGAACAGGCTTAATACGGCCATAATAGCTGTTTTGCCATTTGCACGGCTCATACTGATAACAGCACGGTCAAAACGCTTGGCACCTTTAACCCTTGGGTCAATCCAGCCTTCAAGTAAGCTGACAATAAACTCTTGATAAGGTGATAAGATAAACGGCTCATTTGTTTGAAGGTCTCGCAACAAGGAAGCAAAATTGATTATCTTTTCAGCTCTGTCAGGTTGGTACTCATAAGGGAAATCATCATCAGTCTCTTGACGTTTTAAATCCATTAATTGACGTAAGCAAGCACGTTGGATTAAATCACCAGCAATCTTCTTACCTGTCAGCACAGATACAGCATATGTAACTGTGGGGTCATCTGAGTATTTATCAAGGACATCCTGATATTGCTTTAGGTCAATCTTTGATAAGTCCATTAATTACTTACCTCCGAATTGCGCCATGATATCCTTGAAGTCTTCAGAGCCGTCATCGGTCATTGTGTCAACAAGGTTGGTACGACTCTGTGGACTCAAGCCCAGTTCAGCTCCAAGTGTTTTCATCTTCTGCAGGTTGTCTGACAAGATATCAGTATTGGGATTTTTATAAGTACGTCCGCTGTCAGTGGTATAAGTGGCACCATTCTTTTTGATGTCCTCCCAGGCCTTACGCATCATGGCGTAACTGATACAGTATGCCTCCAGTGATGTTTTATCAATGCTTGTTGCCAACCCTGATTTATTTAATGCTGGTACCAGTTGGCTCCAGAGACGTGAGGAGATATTTTCAAGGTGGCGTGGTGGCGTAACCTGCAATTTATCAATTTTATCGTTTACTTGGTGAACGGCTTCAGCATGTTGTCGTTCCTCACTGCGCTTTGATTCTGTGTCTACTTTTGCTTTACGTGGCATATGTATTGAGCCTCCTTTGGCTGTTTATTTATTTTGGATACAAAAAAAGCCCCCATGTCAGGCCGTCGGGGGAAACGGTCTGGCACAGAGACAGCCTTTTTTGCATATGAAAGAGAGATATTTCAAAAGTAATCAATTATGACACCCAATCTTACGCACGTTTACAGTGAAAACGCCTTTAAATCAACGTTTGAGTGGTAACAAACAGGGTAAATATGTTACTTTTACCAAATTATAAACGTATTTTGTCACACAGACTCAAGTTTGGCGCGTTTGGTATCTCTTTGAAACGTTTATGGGGAGGGGTTTGTAAGACTTTCTGTCAAATTGGTATACTTTTCAGTTTAAAATGAATTAGGGTGTCGAGTTTGACTTGATTTTTATTTCAAACTTTGACTCAACTTACCCTTACACTGTAATAACGTAACCATGTGCCAACTTTTGACAATGGTCTTAATTATCGCTGTCATTCAGCTTCTCATTAATTACCTTTGACCACCACTTTTTACTCAGATGTCTCAACACATCCTGCTTACCAGTCTTAATCATGTGCCTCTCGATATTTGATTTAATGTAATGCTCTTGCCTTGACAGTAACCACAGGTTGTCTTGGTCATACCATTGTTCCTTGGATAGCAATGAGCGCTTGATGATATGGTCAACCTGGCAGTCATTGTCTGATAATAACCTGCCTGATACTTCACTGATATAACCTTGCTTCACCTTCACATACTTGGATAACCTTACCCATCGCTTGCTGTGATAGAAGCTGGTTGCATCTGCATCTCTTACTTCCTCATCGTATTTCTGTTGTGCCTGTCGTTTAAGGTGAGCTTCCCTTAATGTGCCCTTGAGGTTATCATCAATCTCTTTAAGCATATGTTCCCTTTGCTTTGTGTGAGCTACCTGGTGGATACTGCAATACTTATCATCATATGGTATAAGCTCATTGCAGTTCAACCAGTTACATCGTCTCATTCTCATACTGTTCCTCCTTGTTGGTTGATGGTTATATTCTTACCGCTTATCTTTGTTCCTGCTGGTGTATCTTCAATGATTACGATAATGTCTCCCTTGTTATTTGTAATGGTCATCGTTGCATACTCAGCTCCATCAATAACCTGATTGTCAAATGATACTGTGACTTCATTATCTGTCTTGGCCAACTCCTGATATAATCCATGTTCACCATATAAGGCTTGATTGACTTGTCTCTCTGATACTGTGTTAAGTCTGGTCTCAATCAGCTTAAGGCGTTCCTTTAACTCATCAATTGCATCAGCTGTTTCCTGTTGGGTATAATCCAGCCTGTTGGTTAATACCTTATCCCTTGTAATGGAAGCATCATTGTCAGTTGTTATTGTGGTTAATACATCGCTTTTAAATTGTTCAATGGATGCCATCCTTGCCTTTAGCATATCCATCCGTCTGTCAAAACTGTTATACGTTTCAATCGCTCCAGTGATTAACTCTTCATTCGCATGATACTTCTTGTCCCGGTTCTTTATCATATCTTCCAATCGGCTTTGGGTCATCTTTAATTCGTTTAATTCTGCTTTGCTCATAAACATGTGATGTTGTCTCCTTATAAACGAAACACCCAGCTGTTATAACTGGATGTTGGTGGTGTTGTTATTGTTCCTTGCTGAAATTGTGTAATACTTCTTTTGTTAATCCGATTGGCGGTAATGTCATTGGTCTGATACTCCTGTTAATTCATTGACCTTGTTAATAAAGATATATCCATCCTTTCGTGCTTTACTGTCCTCGTCCCAGTGCTTGACCATGTACCCTGGGAAAGAGGTCAAATCGAACGCCTCATCAAAATACTTGTTGTCCAATGCCTCTTGCAGAAAGTTATTAATCCATTCCTTTGGCGCATCATCATTAATCATGTCGATAAATGTCCGTGCCAATTTTTCATTCTCTTCAAGTCGCAATTGGACATCACTCTTTAACATAACATCCAATCGCTTCCTGGCATTGCCATCTTTTGCAGTTGCGATGGTTTGCTTGATTTTCTTGTTGAATTGACTGGTCGACATGTTACGGCTTGCTTTTGTAGCCTCACTTCCCTTTACCAGGACATCGTTGATAAATCCTGCCGTTGTATCAGTGAATGCCATTGGGATAACCATAAGCGCTCGATTAATTTCATCCTCACTGTAAGCTGACTTGCGTGCTGGTGTTGCCTCGGTATTCTCTGTAATGGAATTACCATCAATGTCTTGGTCAGTGACGAATAGCTTCATATAAGCGTTATCGGCTTTATGTTGCTTGCGGATAAGGTCCTTCTTTGCAAAGTTTACTTCTGCACGTTGTCGCCCTGATAAAAGCTGTTGGACATCCTTTAATGAATGGCGGTGTTCAATAATCTCAGTAATTAATTCTGTCTCAGCGTCTTGGATTGAAATGTGCAGTTCTTTGGATAATGACCTTGCGGTAATACGGAATGTGTCTGATTGCATAATTTGGTTTACAGTTGATTCAGATGGTGTTGTCATTGGCTTTATTTCCCCTTCTTAATTCGGTCATTTACTTCTTGATGTAATTTCTCGTTGCGTTCGTGCATTCGTTGCTGGACTTGTCTGGATTTATTCATTTGCTTGGCTGTCGGGATAATGAGGAAGGCCAGAAATGTGATTACCAGAATTACCCATAGCAGGAAGCAGACAATCGCAATCCAGATAATTGTGTTAGCTGTAATCATTTAATGTACTCCTTATTATCTGAATTGTTGCCCTTCCAAAACTCAGGTGTAAACATGCTCAGTATCAAATTGATTAACTTTATAACGTTTAATAACAGCGATATTCCGATTAAGATGCAAAGCAGATAAATGATAATCATTAACATGTGTCTGTCCTCCTTAATAATGTGGCAAGGTTACTTGTGAGACATCAATTTGAATTTTCCATTGAGCATTTTGTTGTTTACCTTTGAACATCTTAAGGTCACCCTCCAATAAGATTTCAAGGTCATCAGCCTTCGCTTGTTTCAAAGCATCCTCGTCTCCAAATGCAGAAAACTCAATGATGACCTTGCCTCGATTACCGACACCCTCGATACTGCCCAATGACATGATGGTACCTTTGGCTGTTTCAAATTGCGTAAGCTGGTGAATATGACCTGATAAAGCGACTTTGTTTGCTGATTGGTTGTTGTTCAAAAAGGCATTTCTTTCAATTGATGATTCTTGTAACATAAGTAAATTCCCTCTTTCATATTGAGTTATTTTGTGTTATAGTGTATTTGGTTGAAATTGTCGATTTTTTGCTGTTATTAAAATAAAATTATTGCAAGAAGTTCAAGCATCATGCCTGTTGTGAATCCAAGGAAGGCTTCACGGTCAGTTAAATGATTATTGTTGTTCATGGCTGTTTATCTCCTTTAAGCGTGCTTCTTCGCAACGGTATAAATGTTGGTGGCGATATATGGATTATCCAATGTCTTATCAATCAGCAATGCCTTATACTTGCCTTTTGGTGTTATCAGGAAGTTTTCTGCCATCAATCCATGGATACTTGCAGATGTGCCATTGAATTTAATATTTTTATTGGTTGGGTATTTAGGGTTGGCAACTGATAATGATACTTCAACAAGTTTACCTTGCTTGTTCTCATGATAAACATGACCAAACGCATCAATGCTGTACCCTTTAACAACTTCCCCTTTGTGCATCATCGGAACAATTTCTTGAGCAATTCGCTCATCCAAATACTCTTGGTTCTTAATCTCTTCCTGATTATCTCGGCCATCAAAGAATCGCAACACGTTATCGCTGTTAGTCAACATCTCAAGGTTAATTGCCCTGTTATCATCGGTAATCGTATTGATATGATGGATAGCTGTTCCATCTGCCTTGCTCGACCATTCAAATTTATCTGCAAAGTGGATTAAACGATGTGTCCCAAGGCTTGCCCATGAGCCATCCGTAAGTTGCAAGTTGATATGCTTGTATCCACGTGTTTCAGTCTTTAAATCAGATGATGTCAGGATGTTATCGTAAATTGTGCCATCCGTTAAATCAGCTTTGATTGGCTTCTTAAGTAAGCCCTGTGGTGTGACTGCAATGGATGATACTTCATGCACATGGCCATCCTTCATAATGAATAACTTTGTGTTCATTGCTGATAAGAATGCTTCTGTCTCTGATTGTGATAATAATTGTGTCTTTGTCATTTTAAATAACCTCTTTCATATATGAGTTGAATTGAATTAATCAGGGTTCTTATTTACCCCTTCTTATTTTAATATAAGCAAACTTTTCGTAAATCGCGTTTTGTCATCAAATTGTAACATTTATCCCTGCCATCTCGCTGTATGATGGATGGCTCTCACCATTTTTTTGATTAAGCTACTGCCTCAAGGGCTTTAACCACATTCTTTTTAGCCATATTGTACTTATCTTTAAACTTGCGAACTGACAAAGCATTTACATCAGCCTTCAAATTAATTAACTCGCTGTCAGATAATGAATTGATGTATTGTTGAACTTTACCTTTACCAGCTCTTTTACTTCCATTGTTTGCATTTATAATTGATATCTCGTCAGTGTAGAACTTCTTATAATCTGGTTTGAATACATCTGCACCAGTTTCACCATGTGGATAATCTTTAAATTTCATTTTTAACTCATGTTCTGAATACATATCCAAACGCACGTTAAATTCAGACACCTCACTGGCCTTCTTAAAATCAAGTTCCGCCTTATTGAAAAACTCTTCATATTGGTGATAAACAACGTCCCATGGCTTAACTTCTCGACCTGGTTGTTCCAATAACCACTTCTTTACTTCAGCATATGCCTTATCAGCTTTATAATGTCCAAGGCGCTTTTGTGGACTATCTGGTTGCTGGTGTCGCATCTTCTCAAATGATTCTCTTAATCCAAGTAATACAATTTCATCTGAAGCCCTTGTCACTGAGGTATAAAGCAGGTTTTGACTGTAATGACTCTTGTGACCATTCGCAATCTTGCTGTTACCCATAAAGAATGTCACTGATTCAACTGTAATTCCTTGCATACTATGCACTGTCGCTGTGTAAGAGTATGTTACATTGTCAATATTTGCATCCTCTGTTAATCGTGGAATACCATTAAACTTTTGTTCCAACTGCTCATAATCATAATGGTTCGGATTCAAATAAGTCTTGTTGTTTAACTTGATGAAATAAGCGCCTTGGTTAAACATCTGCGTGTTATTTTCCATTGCCTCAAGGATAATTCTGTCAGCTTCTGTGCCTCGTTGCTTTGTGGCAACAAGAATGGCAGACCAATCTTCAACAGCTTTCAATAAATCCATGTGATAAAGCTTATGTTCGACAACATTGTTTTGGACAATGCTATCAAAGAACTCATTGTTGTAACTGGTGAATCCCAACTTCTTTAAGCGGTGATTCTCTGTTAATAAGTTAATCCTGATTGGTGTGTCCAATTGCCACATCTTTGGCGCTGTGAACTCTTCATAATCGAAATCATCATATGCCTTGTCAGATACCCAATCCCAAAAGTCTGTTACGTTCAAATTGTTACGTAATAATGATTCGACTGGACTGAACAATTGTGATGATGGTTGTAATTGCTTGATGTCACCATATAAGTGAACTTCTGCATATGGCACTGTTTGAAGCATCAGCAACAATGAATTGAAGTATGATGTGGCGGTTTGTCCAATTTCATCCATGTAAATGTAAGGTTGGCCATTGTATGAGCTTTCCAATACATGAATATCAAATGCCAATTGCTTCATGATGTTTACTTCTGAAGCTGGTGTCTCTGGAGTCATACGCTTATAAATTGCTGAAATAAGATTTTGCTTTGAGGCATTGGTTGGTGTTGAAATGTATACCCCATGTCCAAGGCGTTTATCTTCTAAAGCACGTGTGATTAAATCATAGGACTTCCCAACACCCGGTTCCCCAATCGTTAAGTCAAATAAATGTTTTGTTTCCATTTAAATCTGTTTCCTTTCATATCTGATGAATTGGTTATTTTTTACCCTTACACTATGTAATAATACTCAAACTTTTTAAAACTCATGGTTTTTGGAGGTATTCCTGCAAATCTTAAAACTTTCTTAATATTTAACCCTTGTAATCACGTTTCTTTTATGCTATGTAACTATCATACCACATAATCGTTTTGCATTGGGAAGTCTGTCAGAATAGGCTTTATGGGCGTTTTTTCATTGGGATTAATGGTACTTTTGGCATTGAAGTTACAGGGATATCTTTTACTTGGCATAAACCACTCCAGTTAAGTAAAGTGGAAACAGATTATGTCAGGTCACATCGTCATCATTTATTATGGGTGAATATCACCCACACTTATGATTTATCGGTGACTTTTGGCACTGGAAGTATATGGTGTTACAAAAGCGAATCCCACTTAAAATATAACTGGAAGTCGTAAAAGTTACACCCTGTCACATCATCATCATTTATCAGGGTGATATTCACCCACCAGATATGATTTATCGGTGACACATCGAACTTGTTGTAATCCAGAAGGTAATCAAAGGTTTTCCCAAGTCTTTACGATTGAAGGACGGTTTTTGTCCTGAAGAGTAAAGGGTTGTTTCTTGCAAAGAAAGGTGAGGAATTGGCGTGGTTTTCGCCAAGGGGGCACCTGCCCCAAGGGTTTATTGAGCGCCAGCGAGATGTACAGGAAAGCAATCGAATTATCTGATAAACTCTTCAGTCAAAAGAAAAGTTCAAGGGCTTTAGCTTGCCAGCCCATCCAGTCGCAAAAACCGCTCCTTCCTTCCTCGGCTAAGCTGAATCAGCTTAATCATTCAACCTTCGCTTCATATGGGCTTAACCGCTTCCGCTGGCGCTCCAGCAAGCCCAATAAAGACTCGTTGGTCTGATGAAAACACTTGAACATTTAAAACCTTTCCTTCTTTATCAGGTAACTCTTTCAGGTCAAAAGGGTAATCTTGTTGCCTCCTGTAATGGGTGGCTCCGCCTTCACCCACCATTCTTATTACCAAATTACCCATAAACCTGTTTATCAGGATTATTCCTTTAACAGTTATTCTTTTAACCAAGTATTTCCTTCAGAATAAAAGAAGAGAAAATCTTTAAAAGCTCCCCCGCCAGGCTCAATGCCAAAGCCTCTTCAATGCCACTTTCTGCCCAGGAAATAAGCCATTAACAGCGCCATCCTTATAAATTACCCTCGGCGTGTATCAAACGCCCTCTCTGCATTGGGAAATGGCTCAAAATGGCATTCATGGTGGGCAATTAATGACATAAAAAAAGAGCTCTCATCAACAACGTCAAACGCTGTCGACAAAAGCTCCTTTACCCATTTATGAAATTCTCAATTTATCTTGCAACTTTCCCTTGTTTTCTTTAATCCACTTACGGTCAGAAGATGTAGTAAATATTTCATCAACTTGCTTTTCCCAATCATTTAACACACTAAGCGCACTCTCAAAGTCCCTTAATCTCTTATAATTAATCACCATTCGACGAAATATAATGTTGTATGTCTTCTTATCTCTTCGCCCTTTATCAGACAGTAGTTCTAAAAACAACTCATTTGATGCTGCATACTGTTTATCAATTTTTGATAAGTTCATGGCAATATTGAAAGTTCTCTCACGCCAACGCTCCTGCTTTTGTTTCTCAGTTTCTGCAATGGATACTTTGGGTAACGACCATGACATATCTGTAGTCACTTGGCCTGTCCAATCTTTGCCAAGTTTCTCACGTTCAAGGTCATAAATACGCTTCTCAATCACCACATCATTAATAGCCGTATGCTGTTGCAAACCAGTTCCCCCAACCTTAGCTGGATAACGTGATACATAATTATCTACTTTATGGTGCTTCCAATTTGGATGAGCAAAATACTTTCCTATTAACATAGTGTCAACGTAATAGTTTCGTAAATCTCCTAACTCATAATAGTGTAAATTATATCGAATAAAATTTAAGTCAAATCCAATATTATGACCTACCATGTCATCATCTCCAAGGAAGTCCAAAAATTGCTTCAACATCTCTTTGACTTCAATACCTTGCTCATCAATTACTGTTTGAGTTAATGGCGAATTATCCAGTAAAAAATCAGTTACTTTGGAATCTTTATTAAAGACTTGAAATTGGTCAACAATTTTATTGTCACGAACACGTATGGCAGACAGTTCCACAATTTTATCATACTTGTAATTAAGTCCTTCTGTTTCAATATCCACAACTGTGTAATCGTCAGCAAACATAAATCCTGTAGGTTCCATGTGTGTGTAATAGTTAGGGTCATTCTCGAGAGTTGACTCAACATGTCCATCTGTTATGGTAGGTATTATGATATCATCGTTATCCTCTTCCACACCATCATCAACCATTTTCGATTGCTGTACAGGCATTTCTGACTCGTCTTGGAGAATTGAGATATCCTCTGAAACGTCATCTGTGCTTTCATGGATAAGTAATTCACGAGCTTCATCTTTCTGTGGCTTAATCAACGTCACCTGCCCTTGTTTCTCTACTTGGTATCGTTCTATCATACCAGCAATGACACCCCACACTACAGTTCCAACAAAAGCAATAACCACCAAGCCCAAAATCGCCATTATCATAATTTCCTACTCCTCATGTACATACCCATAAACTTGGTTACCATAAGTTGTTGGTTAACTCAGTCTTCAATATCATCAAATTTATCATATATCACTTCACCGTCTTTAACTTCCAACAGTTTTGTACTTCCATCTGTTGAATCTATGATTTTAAATGTGCTACCTTTGCCAAGCTTTTCTGTGCTCTTAGATTCAGTTATAGGTATAACGTTATTTCGCCAATTATGAATAAAAGATGTCTTTACACTATCATATTCGTCATATTGCTCAGTATTAGACTCCAAGGTATCTTGCCAATCCGTTCCATCTTTAGCAATAAATTTAAAAACATGCTTTTTTGGCTGATAATGGACTGAAAATTTGGAACTCCGTGTTATCTCAGAAGCAAATTCCTTTTTATCGAGAATAATCTGGTCATGTCTAACTCCCACTAAAATAGAAGCAAAGAAGATAACAAGTAATGAGCAAACAACAACGATAGTAATCTTATTATGATGTTTCTCTTCTTGTACCCGATTATACTCTTTGACTTTCTTCTCTTTAACCTCTGGTGGTTCTTCAGCTACAATTGGTATGTCTAAAATTAATTTCTTTTGATTATTAAACTCCTCCTGAGTAATTAAGTCACTATCAAGTAGTTCCTTCAATTTTTTAATGTCATCAAATTTACTCATAACACACCCATACCCCTAATTAATACCATGGAAAGATAAAGAAATTATTCTCTTGTTGTCCGCTCCCCTGCATTGCCACATTAATTAACATTCCCATAATGGCACATCCAATGCTTGCAATCATCATAATGGTCCCCTTTTGCTTTGAGCTTTCAGACCTGCTAAGCAAATAGCCAAATATAACTCCTGCTGTGCCAAAAAGTATTGGTATAAAGCCCAGTGAGACAAGGGCTGACCCAAACCCAAGAACTGTGTATAATTGTTCATGGTCGTTAGAAGAATTAGTATTAACAGAGCTCTGTACACTCTCTTGTTCTTCCTTCTTTTTTAAAGTTCTTTGGAAGTTTATGTCCATTGCTTGTTCAGTTAAAGCTCTCTGCTTAAGGACATTATAGTCATCCTCATCAATCAGCCCATCATCGAGCATTTGCTTATAACTCTTCATTTTTTGTACAATGTCATCACTCATAAAGTTTACCCCTTACTTATTTAAAGATGTAGTATCCTAAAATACAGCCAATTATAAAAACAATAATGCACATCAGTATGATTAAAACAACATTCTTAAAATGACCTGTATCATGTGCTTCTACCCTGCTGATAACCTGGTTATTTGCCACCTCATCCACTATAGGCTGTTCTTTTGCAGTCACTTCTTCATTAGTTGTATCTTGTGATTGATGACTTGTGTCATCACTATCATTCTTAATCTCTAAATCTTCATCAGAAGATGATGTTGAAACATCGGTCTCAGGATTTATATCTTCATTATCATTTATTACTTTATCACTGTCTTCTTTTTCAGATTTAACAGGCAGACCCAAAATATGGGCCTTCTGAATTTGATATTCTTCTTCAGTAATTAAGTTCTCATCCAATAGTTCTTTTAAAGATTTCAGATCGTCATACTTCAATTTCCTATTCTCCTTTTATCCGTATCATTACCATACTTTAATTATCTCTTATAATTCAGTTTGTTCAATCCACAAGGCCTAATCTATTTTATAGAGCAACCAATTGAAGCATGTAATCATGTACTTTTACCATGAAATAAGTAAACAGCTCACAACATACACACTCAAAAATGTAGCTTAAACAAAAGTTAATTCAATAATTATCTTCTCACATTTTAGCCAAAAGTGGGTTACAATAACATTAAAGAAAACTTAATTCACGAGAGGTTAAATATGAGTAAGAAAAAAATTTGGGGGTTAATCGGATTAGTCATTATTATGTTAGGTCTTGGTATATCGTCTGGGGCAATTATGGCTAACCACCATAGACCAGCAGTTGAAGAACAATCAGATAAAAACAAACAATCTTCTGCAACAAGTAAAAAGCACCACAAAAAAGCAGTAGCGAAGTCATCAAGCACATCAAGCAGTAGTTCAACTAAAACTGCTGATGAACAATTTGATGATTTACCTCAGAAGACTCAAATTGCTTTATTGATTAATCATCAAGCAGTTCTCGACAATAGAGCACCATACATGAACACACACTACTCAATTTATATGGGTACAAAAAACAAAATAGTCATTTATGACGATGGTGAAGGCGCTGGAGCAATGCAAGACCATGTTACTTTGGTTACTGATAACCAAGATGGTTCATTCACTTATGCTTCAGTTTCGTCGACTTCAAGTGGAGCGTTAGCCACGGCAAGTAACAGTTGGTGGGAAAATTATGCAACAACTCAGAAAGCCACTCTTTTAGAAGAGTACAGTAGTTCAAAAGGCACAGTAGATGAAGTAGCTTCCGAAGTAGACCTATCTAAGTCAAACCAGACATTCGATTATGTTCCTGTTAATCAAACAACAAAGCCTGCAACAGCAGATGATGATAGTGAAGATATAGACTCTGGCGATGATTATGATAGCAATGATGACGACTTTATTGATGAAGATAATGACGGCATAGAAGACAAAGAGTGGGATAGCGATGGTAATGAAAGAGTTCCACAACCTGATGAAAATGGATATATGGATGGAGATAGTCCACAAGCACCATAATCAATAAATTCATATAATAAAAAAGACCAGAACTAACTGGTCTTTTTTAATGCCTTTATTTCAGTTTAATCAGCCAATCTGTCAGCAATCGCAATAACCTCCTCATTATTTACATGAGTGTATACATTCATGGTAATCGACACATCAGAGTGCCCCAACTGTTTTTGTACTAATTTGGGACTGATTCCCTTCTTGATGGCAACTGTTGTGAACTGGTGTCGAAGGCCGTGTAATCCCCCAATATCGGGCACTCCAGCTTCCTGCATAGCTTTCTTAAACCACTTGTACCCTCGGTTGAACGACATATATTCATCACTCTGATTACTACCACCACCTGCTGGAAATAGTACATGAGGGTTCGAACCAAGATTTGGCAAATACAGCAGTATTCGTTCTACAGTTTGCTGGTCAATCCCAATAACTCGATTGCTGTCTTTAGACTTAGTCGAACCCAGATATGCCCCACCATCAGCGTATTTCAATGCCTTATTAATTGTGATAGTTCTCCTTTTTAAATCAATATCACTGACTGTGAGTGCACTAATCTCTTGGCGCCTCAATCCTGTTTTAGTCAAAAGTAACAGGTAGACCGATTGCTTTTTACTCTTATGCCACAATTCATCATTCAGGTAATTCAACCACTGCTGATAATCTTCATCAGACCACGTCAGCTTTTCTTTTGCTGGTCTCCGATGTGGGACAGTTACTTTATCAAAAGGTGAGGCATCAATGTAACCCTGATGAACACCATATTTGAAAATGCTTCGTAATTGCATTGCATTTTTAACGAATGAAACATACTTATTAGAACCTTTATTTAACCACTTTTGGATGTCAGGGCTGGTAACTTGGGTAATGTCTTTACTCCCAAAGATTGGCTTTATGTCACGCCTCCAAAATCCATTGGTCTTGTACAAAGAACTTTTGGTTACTCCACCAGCTATGTACGTTTCCAACCATTCTGCATGTAGTTGGTTAACCGTTACGTTGGCACGTGTGGGTAAATCATCTGATTCATTTAACAGAAAGCGTTCCATGTACTGTGCCTCCTTCTTGGTTGCAAAGCCTGATAACCTTCGTCGAACACCATGCTCATAAGTATCAATTGCCCATGCTTTCCCTAAGCGTTTTACTGTCATTTTGGAATACCACCTTGGATAAAATTTAAGTAATTTCAAGGTATACCAATTGAGGGGTGTAAAATTTTTGGTCAT